CATTCACTAACTATGCCAGCTATGCAGATGAACGCAACGGTTTCAACCTAAAGAATACAGGTAACGACACCAATGCAATATCTATGTGGGGTCGTGAGCAAGAGGTATCACAGTGGGTATCACATAAAAACTTTGCTCAACTGTGTGAGGCTGCTTAATGCCAGCCCGTAGAAGGGTCACAAAAAAAGAGGCAATCCAATTAGGGTTGCCTTGGTATGAATGTGGAACAGTAATAGATGGCAGAGAATTTCATGGCTATAGAAAAAACATATCTGGATCAGTTAGCCATAGCTGGATAAAGACAGGATATAAAGATAGTAGAAGAATAAAAGTTATGAAAAGATTAAGCGCACAAAAAAAGTTTATTAGGCGTGTGAAACTTATGTTTGGGTGTAGGATATGTGGTTATAAAAAACATTTTGCTGCACTGCACTTTAATCACAAAGATCAGGACACTAAAGATAATGTGATCAGTCGTATGCATGGATCTAATATTAGAAAGATAAAAGATGAAATACGAAAGTGTGAAATCCTATGTGCAAACTGCCATGCTGAATACACCTACGTAAACGAACAACATAATAGCAGAAATAAGGATACCCCATGACACATACCGTGCAAGATCTATGTGATGCGTACTATATGTCTAGTGATTTCAATGGCTTACGTGACACTACCAAGGTAGACTATAAGTATTTCCTTGGTATACTGTGTGGTGAGATTGGCACCATGCCACACGAATACGTAAGCAGTGAATTGGCTAAGGCATTATATGAGGCATGGGTCTTGCGTGGTATCAGCTACTCAAATCATCTATGCAGTGTGGCATCACAGTCATTTAACTATGGCATACGGACAGGATATACACACAACAACCCCTTTGCTAAACTTAAACGTGTCACCAAAGATAGGCGATTAGTTACATGGACTAATGATGATGTTGTTCTATTCCTTAATACTGCATACAAAACATTTCATCATAGGAACATTGGACTGATAGTACAGATGGCATACGAATGGTGTCAACGAATGGGTGACATGAGGAACTTGACATGGAATAGTTTAGACCTAAACAATCAACAGCTATCCCTTGAGCAATCTAAACGTAGAGCCAACGTGTTCTTACCTATATCAGATGAGCTAACTGCTATGCTGGTACAGCAGAAGAAAGACTATGGCTTCCAACCCTACGTAGCACCTCATCCAAGGGCCATAGCAGGGTCAATGAGTCCATATGCTATGGAGAGACTATCTAAAGTTGGAAGGTCTGTGATGAGGCTTGCAGGGCTACCAGAGGAGCTAAGGTTAATGGACTTACGTAGAACAGGAGTGACTGAGATGGTAGATGCAGGTGTATCAATCGGACAAGTGATGTCTGTAACAGGGCACACTCATGTGTCTTCCGTTAAGCCTTACATGAAGCATACCTTCACCTCTGCAAATAGTGCATTGACAAAAAGAAACTCATGTGTACAATCGAACACCGTGAGTGACACAGAAAGTATTACATATGAATATAAATAATATTATAAGTGATCTTAACATTAGTAATGGTGATAGTAGACGTATGAACTGCCCATCTTGTGGTGGTATCAAGACGTTCACTGTTACCAATAACATGGGGTCACTCGTATGGAACTGCTACAAGGCAAGCTGTAGGATCAGTGGTGGCAAACGTGTTCACCTTACATCAGATGACATACGTAAATCATTAGGGTTCTTTATGGAAGAAACTGTAGCTGTACCATTCGCCAAGCCTGAGTGGTTGGTCAAGGATGACAGAGCCATCTCATCGTTCACTAACAAGTGGGGCTTGGATGCCAATGCACTAGGCTTACTGCATGACGTTAAGGAAAACAGGGTAGTGTTTCCTGTCATGTCAAGTAATGTGATGGTAGATGCATCAGGTAGATCACTTGGTGCTATGTTACCTAAGTGGAAACGGTATGGAAAAAGTGTATTGCCATACTCGTTTGGTCGTGGTAGTGTCGCAGTTGTTGTTGAGGACTGTGTGAGTGCCGCTATTGTCGGTGCCACCAGTGTAACGGGATGCTTTGGGAGTGTGGTGTATACGGGAGTCGCCGTGTTGGGTACATCACTATCTGAAGGACACAAGAGCTTTCTCACACAGTTCTCTACGGCAATCATTGCATTAGATCCTGATGCATTGCCAAAGACATTGAGCTTTGCAAAAGAATTACGTGGTTATGTCAATGATGTCAAGGTCTTACGACTGACAGATGATTTGAAGTACCGCAACGAAGAAGACATCCGCAACCTTAGCCAGATGGCAGGAGTATAACACATGGAACTATCCCTTATCCGTAGTCTAATGGACAAGACATTCTACGATGAACACCGTGGGGCACGATGCCCTGACAGACTATTCAGTAAAGATGTACGTAAGATCAAGCAAGCTATCGACAGTGCGATGGACAAGTACACCCGTAGTGTAACATCCGATGAGATCGAAGCACTGTTCGTGTCGAACAATCCTACTATGACTACAGCACAGAAGGGTGCCTACTCATCCCTGTTCAAGCAGATCAAGAACGAACAGACTATGGGTAGTGACATAGCACAAGAGGTACTGTCTAAGCTATTCCAACAGGTGATAGGCGAAGACATTGCTAACCTTGGCTTTGACTATGTGAACGGTGACAAGAACACACTCGAACCACTACGTATTTTACTTGAGCAATACAGTGATGACTTCACCCCCAACCTACGAGTTGAGTGGGATGACATTGAGATTGACACACTACTACAAATGAATG